TAGTTACTATAGTGATTTGTGAATGCTGGCAATGTTGCTAACTTAGCAGAAATTAAATCAATAAAATATGCGGTGACAGTATGATTAATCTTTTTGATACTCAAATATTCAGTCGATTCTACTTTAGGAAACGAACGTGGAATAGGACTGTTGCTCTTAAAATAAATTGCATGTATTTCTCCGTATGTTGTAATCTTAGGACCAACATATTCAAAACCCAACTCTTCAGCCATTGCACAATGTTCTTTGTTCTCTACCCAAACTGTCAACCAAAAATTGTTTCCCGACAACAGAGGAATTTGTTCTTTGATTGTGTTGATATTACCAGAAAGTTTTCCGATTGAAATATCACCCTTTACTTTCGTTGCAATAACTGTGTCGCCGTGCATTGTAATGTCTGAAGCAACTTTGTTTACTGTTACGTCAATCATTGCGTCACCAAGCAAAACAAGAGTTCCTTTTTTCAAAGACTCTGCAATATTGTTCTTCTTATACTTTGCAAAAGGAGATAGCGTATATGCATTGTAGTCTGCATACTGTGTTTCAAGACCCTTAAGATAGTCTATGTCATAGCCATGTTGCCAAGGTTTCATTTCTTCACCTTACGTTTTAAAATCATTCTTTTTCGCATAGCACGTTGTGTTTCATATTGTGTTGCCTTTTGAGTGTACACTTTTCCAAGCATATGGTCAAATTCATGCAATGCAATTCGTGCAGTCATGCCAATAAACTTTTCAGTTCTTGTTTCACCTTCTTCATTTTGAAATCGAATACGCACCGAGTCTGGACGTTTAACGCTTAAGAATAAAAGAGGATAACTTAAACATCCTTCTTTCATCATAAGTTCTTTATCCGACATGTCAACAACTTTTGGATTGAATACAGCAAATGGTTTGTTACCAGTTCTCATTACAAAAACACGATATGGAATTCCAACTTGATTTGCTGACAACCCAAGCCCATCTTTAGATATCATTTTGTCGTGCAATGCTTGTGCAAGTTCTTTTGGATCATAAGGAGGATTTTTAAAATCAAAGTTCAAACATTCTTCATGCAATACTGTTGCAGATTCAGATACTAATTCAAGGTTCATATGTGTCTTTCATTTTTCATTTTGCGATTCTTGAGAAACTATTGACCTTCTCGAACCGAATCACGTTCGCAAACTTATCTTGGAGAATATCACCTTTGTGTGATATGACAAACAGGTTTGATCCTTCAAGCATGTTTAGAATTTTCATCAAATCTTCTGTACCATTTGTGTCTAATGACGAATCAAAGATTTCATCAAGAATCAATATGTTTGTGCTTGCTGAGTTCTTCAACTTAGCAACTGCTCTCCATGTCAACATCAATGCCATATCAATACGTTGCTTTTCACCTTCGCTGAATGATGCATACGTAAAGTCATCACGATGGCGAGATTTAATCGTTTCTTTGAATGAGTCATCTAAATTGAAGTTCACAAAGAAATCTAATGCCGCAAGATACTTGTTGACTAACTTGTTAATCACCGGTATGTATTGACGAATGATTTTAGTTTTGATACCTGTGTCTTTTAACAAGTTCGTTGCAACTTCATAATACAATCGTTCTTCGGCAATAACTTTAATTTCAGATTCTAGTTCTGCTAGTTCAATAGTCAACTCTTTAAGTTTTTTTTGTTCCTCATTAACGTCATCTTTAACAGAAGTCAATCGTACAATTTCTTTATTAATATTGTCAATGTGTTTTTTATTTACTCTAATTTCGCTTTGTTCAAACGTCAATTGAGAATTTAACGACTGAATTTCTTCGACAAAAACTTGAATACCTTCATGTCGTGTATTCAATACGTCAATTTCGTCATCAACTTTTTTCAACGCATCATTTACTTCTTCAAGTTTTTTAGTTCTCTCTTCGATGATATGTGATTTGTATTCATCACCAATTGACTGTTTACATGTTGGGCAATCATTGTTATCGTGATAGAATGAAATGTCAGTATTGACTTTCTTAAGTGTCTTACCTAGATTAAGTTTGATGCCTGAGAATTTTGCTATCTTTCCATCAACTTTATCTTTGTCTGAAATATGTACACATAAATCGGACAAATTTAAGTGTATCGTTGCACACTTAGTTTCACTTTCAACAATTAACAATTGTGTGTTGGCAATGTCTTGTTGCTTAGATGAAATCTGGGCTGCATTACTTTTGTTTAACGAATCAATAAATTGAATTTGATATTGAATCTTCTCGCTCTTCAAATCGACAGCATATTTTGACTGTGAGTGTTTTTCTTTCAATAGAAGAAATTTATCTTTAAGCACACTGTTCATGCGTGAGAAAATTTGAATATCCAACAAGTCTTCGATGATAGAACGTCTATCAGAAGTAGACAATTGCATGAACGGAGTAAATGATGCTGAACCCAACAAAACGATTTGAGTAAACGATTTGTAGTTGAGTTTGAGGATGAATTTCTCTAGATGTTCTTGATAGTCTTTGACTGCCGCATCTTGATTGATTAGATGCCCATTACAATAAATCTCAAATAAGTTCGGCTTGATACCACGAACAATTTTGTATGACTTGTTGCCTGTGTCAAATTCTATTTCAACAGTACAATCTTTTTGATTGATTGTATTGACAAGTTGACCTTTGTTGATATTACGAAATGGTTTACCAAACAGAACAAAACACAATGCATCAAGCATTGTAGACTTGCCTGAACCATTGGAGCCAACAATCAACGTAGTGTTGTTGCCATCTAAGTTCAGTTCAGTAAAGAAGTTACCTGTACTCAACAGGTTTTTCCATCTTAAATTACGAAAAATTATCATTCTATGTTTTCTGTGGATAGTGCCTCAACATAAAGTTCACGCATCAATGTTTTTAATTTATTCGGATCACTGATACTCAAACTTTGTGCATCAATAAATTTAGATAGAATAGACATGGTGTCTTCTGCTTGATTAACAATGTCTTCATCTTCTTCTGTCTCACTAAATTCTGTAAAGTCTTCAACAATTGTAACATCGACTGGACCTACTTTATATATCTCATCAACAAGTTTTTCAAATAGATATGGGTCTTGTTTGTTAGCAACAATAACTTTCACATAAGCATTTGTGTACTTAGAAAAATCCATCGCTTTCAAGTCTTCAATTTTTATAGTGTTATCATCATAATGTATCTTATGAAACATTCTGTGAGGATTGTTTACGTACTCAACTTTCATGTTCTCGGTATCTAAGATAGCAAATTTCTTTTGATCTTGATAGTCTGACCAAAAGAGTTCGTATGGAGTTCCAACATACGTGATGCTGTTATGTTCGGAGAACGTGTGATAATGTCCACTGAACACTCTATTATAGTTGCTTAGAAACTTATAGTCAATTCCATCGTGGCTATCTACACCTCTAGACAATGGAAATCCTGAAAGTTCAAAATGCCCCATGCACATTGCTGAAGTGCTGTTCTTGATAAACTCAAAGATTTCTGTTTCATTGCCTTTGCATATCCATGGTATCATATCGATTTTAATTCCATCGACTTCTAATGTGCCATGTGTCTGCCACAAACGAACATTGTGATAGTCACGCAACAACAAGTCTGGCGAATTGATTTCAAGACTTTCTTTCCAGAAGATATCGTGATTGCCAATCAATGCATGAAGTGTGATGCCTTCTTCAACGCATCTGTCAAAAAAGTATCTACGACTTTCCATGAGTGAATGAAAGTTGATATACTTGCGTCTATCAAACAAATCGCCAAGTTGTATGATTGTTCTTACACCACGCTCTGCCAATTCCGGAAAGAATGTCTCACTGTAAAACTTTTCATAGTAAGCATGAAACGCTTTGGAGTCATTCCGGACACCGAGATGACAATCCCCGAGCAAACATATTTTCATTGGCACCCTCTTTTCAATGGACCACTAGTACCAATTCTTGAAGTAGGATCAATACCATTCAAGTAATATTTCATATAAAGATGTTTAGTGACACCTGTAGCTTTCATTAGTGCATTCCATCCATAATAAGTAATTTCATTATATACAATTTCACGTTTAACTTTATCGCCAGCCTTCACAGCTTTACTTTTTTGCATTGTAATAAATTCATCATGCGTTTGTGTTTTTCTTGATTTTGTTTTACCCTGCATTGCTTGTATTTGTTTGGCAGCCGTTTCTGGATTTGACCATAATGTTAATGCTGCCTTTCTATTTCTTTCAGATGCTTTTTCTGGATTATTTTTTACCCATTCTTTAATACCACATTTACCATAGTTTGGATTAAGATTTCCAGAAACATCTCTTCCAAAGAATCCGTTAACTTTGGCATAAGATTCATTCACCCATTCTGTAGACTTCACGACACTATATTCAATCTGCATTCTCAATTCTTCCTGTAGGGCTTCATCACGGGTTTCGTGGTGTGAAATAATTTCTGTATTAAAAAGATTAGGATTTTCATTCAATTCATCTTTCCATAATTTTTTCCATTTACGTGAACTGACCGAACCCCTATATCCTTCTGAAACTCGTTTTGTTGATGATGATCCAATATACTTTGCCGGAAATTTATTTCCCAAATAAGTTGTTATATAAACGCAATATTCCATTTAATTCTCCTTGTGTGATGTATTTATAACATTACGCATTTTGGGTATTAAAAAGACTTTTTATCGGTATGAATTTCGTTGCCCTTGCTTCTTCATTGTTGTATCTAACGACTTGTCGATTATAGCACGAATCTCAGTCAAATGCAACACGGCAGTCTCTCTAAGATTTTGTGGTGATCGTTTGTCGTTAACAATTTTTAACCAATTTTCAAGTTGGGCTGGAATGGGAGTTTGCATCATTGATCTCCAAAAATTCATCAAATACGGTATTGCCGGTAATCTTTTTCTTTCTAGGCTTTGCGCTGGCAATCTTCTTCTCTTTGTTTGTTTCAAATGCATTAATGAAGTCACTAATAAATTCTTCACTATAAGAATCGTGAAGCGCACCATTGAGACCGGCTGATACATATTCTTCACCATTGTTTTCAATGAGCGAGTTTATGATAACGTTGTCCATGCTCTTGTACTTGATGTACAAATGTTTTTTCTCTTTTTGAATTCTTCGCAAGAATGCATAGTATATGATTTGCGTAAAGTATGCAAATGGATTTTTAGATTTCTCTGGATCAAAATTGTCAATGTACAGTAGGCAGTTTTCGATGCCGTCAGAGACCATATCTTCTCTGAATGTATAGTTTGCAAAGTTTGGTTTTCGTGCCAAGTGCGTGGCAATCTTAAACAAGCATTCGCCAATATACTCTGGCACTCTTGGGCGTTCACCGTTCGTTGCTTCTGCTTCTTTGACGCCAGCACGAAAGATAACCATTTCTTCTAAAAAATGTTCGTTGTTTACGTAATGTTTTACTTTTGTTGCTGGTATGGCAATAGTGTTCATAGTTTACCTCAATTAGTTGACAAGCACTTGACAATGAGTTATTATTGCTGTGTCCTGTTTGATAAAGACTTAATGTAATATATGATTGTTAGATGAAGTCATTGTTGATCTCATCTTATCAATCTCTTCTTTGATTTCAGACATTCTATCGTCTGGTTGAATTTCAATATCATCTTCTTCACTCGAATCAAATTCTTGATATGCTTTGCCATAAATTCTTATGATTTCTGAAGTTGCTTCAGATACCGAAACAATGCTTTGTTTAAATATTCTAGAAGGCAAATCAAAATTTGTAAGTGGATCCCATTTCATCATAGACAAGCTGAACATATGTTCGTCAGAAATTCTAGGAACAAGAACAACTCTCATGGGACGATACACTTCAATGTAGCCTCTACTTTCTTCAACAACATTGCCGATGAGAGTATCACCGTTTGTTAGTTTTAACACTTTGCAAAGCATCATTCTTCCTTTAAATTTAATGTGTAAATTTTATATTCAAACTTTTCATCATTGTAAATTTTCATTCGTTCGATAAAATGTTCTAACGTAAAATTCTTTCTGCTCTTATATGTCATGTCATCCGATATGTCATATAGAATAGCTTCTTTTTTATTATCCCCTAAACGCAATCCTCGACCAATAGATTGTAGTGTTCTAATCTTACTCTTGCTTGGTGAAGCAAAAATAACATTGTGTAGATTACGAATGTTGATACCAGTAGAGAATGTTCCATACGATGCTACGATAATCGCATTCTCTTCGTTCTCAGTAATTCTACGAACTTCTTCTCGCTCATCTACTCCAACAGCACCATGAATAAAGAATACAGGTCTATTTTCTTCTACTGCGTCCTTAAGCATATTATACAATATTCTGCCGTGCTTGTCAACAAACTGATACAGCAGAAGAGTGTTACCTTCTAAACTCAAAGTTAAATTTCTAATGAATCTATTACGTGACGGCTTACCTATAATGTAATTTATCTCATCTTGATATTTGAAATTCTTACCTAGCTTGCATGATTCTTCGTTATGCTTAAGCACCAATGCTTTAATTCTAAACTTCGCTAATCGTCCAGAGTCAATCAATTCTTTTGTTGTTGTTATCTGTTTGACTTTACCGAACAAACCTTCTAAGACTAATCTATGTGTCTGTGTTCCATCTAGTGTACCTGTGAGTCCAAATCTATACTTACACTCTGTTAGTTTTGTTAGAATTGATATCAGCGATTTTGCTTTAAACAAGTGCGCTTCATCGCCAACAACTAATTCAAATTCATCAAACCATTCTTTTGGCATCTTGTAAATTGACTGCCATGTAGATATGACAATGGGACAATCAGTTTGTTTGCTTGCACCCGACATGATCTGATGTATGTATTTATCACTCTCAAACCCATAGTCTGCAAAGTCTTTGTATAGCTGTGCGACAAGTGAGATAGTGGGAACAATGATAAGAGTCTTGCAATTTAAATATCTTGCAATGAGATATATGATAAGCGACTTGCCAGATGCCGTAGGTGATACCAACAAATTTCTTCTACTGCGTACTGCATGAATGAATGCATCTATTTGATAGTCTCTAACTTCAAATGGTATGCCTAGAGTGTCAATAAAGTCTTTTGCTTCTGCTACAGAAAATTCATCATACGTTTCTACTGATTCATCAAACTCAATTGTGTATTCACGTTCTTTAGCAAATTTTTCTAAGTATGGAATCAAGCCATAATAGATTTGTTGAGTAGTTTGATTCAGCAATCTTATTTTTCCGTCCCAAATTTTGTTACGAAACGATGGATGAAATTTATAGTTTGGAACAAAAAATGTAAAATATTCTCCCAT